CCGATGCAAAAAGTAAAGTGCCTATTAAATAAAGGGTTTGGGAATTTGAGGTACAAACAGGGTACAAAGTGATGCTGTTTTCGCTCAACATTCGGATTAAAATGAATAAAAAAAAGGCCGTCACGAATGCGGCCTTCAATTAGAACGAAATAGAATGTGATCAGTGAATTTTTGCTGAAAGGTTATCCCAAGCCTTTTGAATACTATCGCAAGTTATAAGGGTGTCCTTACGCATTTCATAAAACGCATCAACGTCCTTTTGAAATCCCTCATTAATTAATCGTGCTTGAGTATTCATTGAGTTTTCTAAAAGGAACTTACCGAAATCAGCTTTGCATTTGGCTTCCTCGAGTTTTTTTGCAAGCAGTTCCTCGTTACTTAATTTTTTGTTTTCTTGTTTGCCTGTTTCATTTGCGCATGCTAATAGGCTAAGGACTACGCAAGTAGTGAAAATTGTTTTTTTCATTGTGCTTATGTTTTGGAAACGAAAGTAATTCAGTGGCCTGATTATGCAATGAAATATCATGCGGTAGTTCTGAATTCAATTATAAATCAGGATGCACCTGAATAATAATAGGTTCAGCCAGTGCCGTTTCATCGGTGTTCATCTTTGGCATTACGTAAGGCATCAGTTTTACAAGTATGTAAGCCCGTTCACGTGGTTCGAGTTGTTCCAGTAATGCTGGCAGGTTATCAATTTCATTTTTGATTATTTCAAAGAGAATTTCCCTGCTCTCTTTGGTAATCTTATTCGGTGTCCCTTTCGCCCTGCCTGTTTTAAACCTATCTAATTTCATCTATTTCAGGTTGTTTAATTGGTGGTTCAGTTATTCAAAAATGCTTTTGAGTTCCTTTAATCTGTTCAAGTATGCCTTGAATGCTGGCTTACCGTTGTTGGCTCGAACAGTGGCAAGGTGGCTTTGAACAAATTTGAAACAATCGCTTATCGTGCTGTGTGGGTTCAGCTTTATCGGGGAGGCTGGCAGGGTAACGGTAGCGAAATATTTTTCAAGTTCGTTTATTTCCTGTTCCCAGCTTTCAAGTTGCGGCTCGTTGTAATGCTTTACAAGCAACTTTTCTTTAGTGATTGGTTGCCAGTTAAGCGGCTTCGATAGTTTACCGTTGTTTTCAATAAGTTCAATCAGTGTATCCCCGTGGCAAGGTTGAGGTTTGCAATAGCAACAAAGCACCTTACCCTGAAGCTCGTGTAAATCATTCAACAGGTGCTTACCCTCGCCTTCAGTGATCCAAACCCGATAAAGTTCTATTGCCAGTTCACGGCCTAAAACTTTGAAGGGGAAAGGGTTTGCCCACTTGCTGCCAGCCAGCCCGAATTTTTTGTTTTCCCGTCCTATATAAACGTCGAATTTATAGTTTGAGTAAATATTGATAACCCTTGTTTCGGGCTCAACAGGTTCAGGTGCTGTGGCTTGTGGCTGTTGGAACTCTCTGTAATCGAATTTTACAAGGTAATCGGCAAGGTCGAAGCCTTCAATCCTTTCAGCATCGGTGGCTAAACGTTCGAGCAAATCGGAAACAGTGATTGTTGCAAGGTGCGAAAGTTCTTTAACCTTCAAGTTCCACTTATCAAAGCCGCCCGAATCAGGAAATAGGATAACCTTCCTTCCCTTCAACACTTCAAACCTCGAAGCCTTCAGGTTACTTAACCCACCTGTTGCAAGCCAAATGAACTTTGGAATGTAAACGCTGGCAATAACAGCGGTTTTTTCGCTCTCAACTATGGCAACTGGCTTCAGTGGTTCTTTCAGTAAGTGTTCACCGAATAAGCACTGCTCTAATTCGAAATTAGGCTCATTAATCACTTTGTGAACCCAGCTGATATGATTGAACGGCTCTTTAGCCCTTTTGCCCGTAATCGGGCTGTAAAGCATTATTTTGCCAGTTCTAATTTTCCCCTTCAAGTCGATTAGCGGAAACACAGTTGCACCTTCCCAGTGTTTCGAAGTTCCGACAACGTAGCGGCCTAATGCCTCGTTGGCCTTTTCAGTACCACACAAGTTGGCGAGGTACTGCGCAAAGTGGTTCACCTCGTAACACTGAAGGCTGGCTTTGAATAACTCAAACGGAATGTAGGAAATAGCCTTTGGCTTTTTAATCCAGCGTTGGTGGGTAGTGGGCAGGGTAGGGGTTTTCAAAATATTGTTATCTTCAAAATATTGTTTCGGTTTGTAGTGGTAAGCACACTTGCTTTCCCTGTTGCACCTGCCCACCGTTGGATGCAATCGCTCACCTGTGGCTGTATCGATATAGTGCGAAAACTCTTTTTGCTTGCATCGTGGGCAGCGTTCACGGCTTGCCAGCCCCTTGTATGGTTCGAGTGTAAATTGGTATTCTTTCATTTGGGTGAACTGTAACGGCTGTAACAGTTGTAACGTTTGTAACGGGGTGTTACAGGTGTTACACTTTGTTACAGTGAGTTGTTTCTATCGAAAATCCTTTTTGCTGTTTGGTGAGAAATACCCAGTTCAGCACCAATTTCCCTGAAGCTGCGACCTTGTTGCCTTAGGTCAATTACTCGCTGGCCTTGTTGCTCTGTATCCTTTTCGCTATACTGTTTCAGGTGTTCAGCTTCGATACCGAATTTGATGAACTCAAACTTTACAAAGTTGTGGGGTTTATCCAGCTGGCAAACACAAACGTTATCAGCACCGTAAAGCTGTTCAGTGTTACGCTGTTTGATTTGTTTCAAGTAACGAACGTTTTTATCGATACAGCTTGAACCTATGGCAAATGAACTATCACAAAAATTCATTAGCATCGTACTACCTTGTAAATCGTTTTGGGTAAGTGGCTTCGATAAATCCCTTTTCGGTGTGTGTGCGAGTGCTAAAATTGAAAGGCCGTGTTTACTTTTTAATGCCTTCAGGTGTTTCATCAGTGGCAAAGCATCTTTAGCCTGTTCAGTTTGATTTTTCAAATAGGTGAGGTTATCAATAATCAGCACCTTTGCACCTGTTTCTGTAACGCTTCGTTCAAGTGAGTGGTTCAGGAAATCTTCAAAGGTTTGGTTTTCGGGAATAACAGCATCTTGGTTTATTTCAACCCGCTTGAAATTTTCATCAAAATCGTAATGCTGGGAATAATTCAGCGAGTAACGGTTCTCAAACTGTTTATCGCTTAACTCGAAATCGAAATACAGGATTAGTTGCTTCGTGGTTTCCAACTTAAAGCCGCCTATTGGTTCGCCCCTGCTAATGCTGTTACCGATTTGCACGGCCAAAATTGATTTACCTAAACCTGAACTGGCATAAAGGATACAAAGTTCACCTTCAAACCAAAACTCACCGAAAAGCATATTAGGTATAGGACGGGTTGCGGCCTGTTCCAACCAGCGCTTGGCATTCTTTACAGTGAATAAGCCTTTGTTCTCTGTGGCCTCGTTGCTCGCTTGAATTAAACGTTCAGTTTCATCTTGAATTTGATCTATGCCAATACTATATTTTTCAGGCTCAAATCGTGGTTGTAATGCCTTTAAATTAGTATCTTCGTTGTGTTCAGCGGTGCTTACGTTATCAGGGGTAATATTGTGTTCGTGCATAGTATTACCCTTTTTTAGTTTTACAATAGCGTTCAGCTTCGATAGCCGTTTCAGCCAGTGTTTTCCTGCGGCCTTGTTTCAAATAGTCGATTAACTCAACCTTTGAAAAATAACAACGCTTTGAACGTTTCATTACTGGCAGTTCACCTTTGGAAATAAGGCCGTAAACGGTGGGAACAGTAAGGCTTAAGAATTTTGCCGCATCCTGAACAGTTAATAGTTCATCGGTTTCGGCTTGTTGGCCTTGCTCTTTAGGATTGTGTTTTATATCGAGTAGTAAGGTTTCAATGTTATTCAACCTCGCCTCGATAACTTCGAATGGATTATTCATTTGTACAATTTTGAATTATTGCACAAACGTGAAATGGGCAGCTACCCAGTAACAGGTTACAACAGGTTACAACTTTTACTTTTCAAAGTGTTTTAGGTGGCTTTTCAAGATGTTAATTTCATCTGTTGCTCGCTGAAAGCCTTCGGTTGAGAGGTGGGGTAAAACACTTTCGAACAATTTAATTTTATTGATTAGTGTTTTTTTAGTTTCAGCCGTTGGTATAGCTTTTCTTTCAGCTGGCTTCATTTGTTTCAAGTAATCCTGATACAAGCCTTCGCCTGAATTTTTCGACGTATAACCGTATTTCCCAGCGATAGTTCCAGCGTTTTCCCTTGTGATACTTGAACCGTTGTAAGCGTGAATAAGTGCTATTTTATTAAGTCCCAGCCTTTGTTCAATCACTTCAAATTTATTCGGCTGTTCATCGGGCAGGTTCAGTAAATATTCTTTGTACCGTTGTTTAATTACCTCGTAATCGGTGCGATACTGAGTTGGATCAAATTGCATTTCATCAATGCGTTTCAGCTCTTTGTTTATTTTTTCCGCTCGGGTGTAGCCGTCACTATAAGTATTCAATCGCTGTTCGAGAAATATCGCCTTACTGGCATCCCAGTTTTCAAGTGTCAAACCCTTTGTTTGAGGTTGGTTTGTGAGAATTTCCTTTTCGCCTGTTGCTGTTTCTCGAGTTAAATCTTCAATTACTCGGATTGAAAAAAATAAAAGGGGCTCTAATGTTTTCTTGAGGTTCATACAGTTATTAATTAGAAATCTAACTTTATAGCGTTTGCAGCCTCGACTTTCTTTTTATCGATAACCTTTGCGTAAATCTGTGTAGTTGAAAGGTGTTTGTGTCCCAGCATCTTTGAAACGGTGTAAATATCAATGCCTTGAGTTAATAGCATTGTTGCGTAAGTATGCCTGAACTCGTGAAATTTCAGTGGTTTTTTAAATCCAGCATCGATTTGCCACCTATACAATTTAAGGTTTTCGTAAGCGGAATAAACAAGCCCCTCGAATACAGCATCTTTAACTCCTTGAGGTTCTCCAAGTATGCTGTAAGCATCAGTTGAAATGGGCTGCCTGATTGCGGCCTGTGTTTTTTGCCTTTTGAAATTTACATAGTATTGAACCTGCCCACCTTCAGTTACTTGTTGAATATTACCCCAAACAAGCTGGGTTAAATCTTTATGCGAAATCCCAGTTAATGCGCAAAATATTGCGGCTTTTTTTAGTGTTGGGTTCTCGCATTCAGTTTTAAGCAGTGTTTTTATTTCATCAATAGTGGCAAAGTTGCGCTGGCTTTCTTTGTAAGGGATCGCATCAATTTTTGAATTTAGATCAGTGGTTAAGTACCCCTCTTTGAATGCTTGTTTCAGGGTGCTTTTGAATTTGTTGAAATAGGAAACGGCTGAATTATTTGCCAGCCTTGCTTTGCTGCTGCGGTTGCTTTTTGCCTTAAGTAAGTATGCCTTGAAATCGTTACAAAATTCAACGGTAAGTTCGGAAAACTTCAATTTGCCGCCCGTAAAACTCGTAAGATAATTGCCGCTTGAAATCCAGTTATCGTGGTTTGTTGCGCTGCGTTGTGCTGCCAGCTTGTTGAAGTAGTCAATAAAACTCTGTTCGCCTCTCTCTTTGAGTTTAAGTTGTTCTCTCTCAAATCCACTGTAAACTTCAGGTTTGCTCAACTCGTTTAGCCTGTTTGTTAGCCTTTGTTCAGCTTCCAGCATTATGTTTTTAACCTGAATTTCAAAGAGGGTGTTTTCAGTGGCATTATTAGAATATACTGGAATTTCCTTAACCCTTCCAGCTTTATCCTTTCGCTTTTTGAATTTTATAGGTGCTGGAATGTAAAGGCTCAAAAATTCCCTTCGAGTAAGCTCACCTGTTTTAGCGTTTTCGATTGGTGGGTAATAATCCAAATACAGGCTTAAGCGATTGTTTGAAATAGGCTTTTGCCTTAAGGTAACTTTTGCTGGCATCGGTGCTGAATTTTGTACCTCGAAGCGTTCAAGGTACAACGAAGGTACAATAATTAACGTAACAAACAAATATCAAAGCGAACCAAACCGAATTTGGACACAATGAAAAAAGCCTCTATATTTGAGGCTTACAGCGGTTTGTAGTGCTTTTTTTATTTGGTTGTTTGGCACAGGTTACTTTCCGATGCAAAAAGTAAAGTGCCTATTAAATAAAGGGTTTGGGAATTTGAGGTACAAACAGGGTACAAAGTGATGCTGTTTTCGCTCAACATTCGGATTAAAATGAATAAAAAAAAGGCCGTCACGAA